AAAACACGTGAGCAGGATATGGTTGCACGAATGGCGCAGAGCGGTACAGCTGGCGCATCCGAGCAGCGCGAAGTTGAGCGCGTGAACGGTTCTTTTTCCCTAAGCCGTGCAGTCGCTGCCGTTGCAAACGGTCGCAACTTGGAAGGTGCAGAAGCAGAATGGGCAAGTGAGGCAAGCAAGGAAGCACGAAGCCAAGGACTTCAGATGGCTGGACAGATTGCAATTCCTTCTATTGCTTTACGTGCTGGAGGTGCTGACGACTTCCAAGCAGGAAGCGGCGACGGTTCAGGATTCGTTCCAACTGTTGTCCCTGCTGCAATCGAAGCACTTCGCGCCCCTACCGTATTGGAAGGACTCGGCACAACAGTCATTCGAAACGCTACGGGCAACTTGCAGTTTCCACGTGTAAGCGCGAAGGCCGCAGGTACAGGAGCGACAGAAGTAGAAGCCGATGCAGGTTCAGGCATGGAAATGGATGAACTTTCATTGACACCAACACGTGTAGCAGCTAATACCAAGTACAGCAAGCAATTGATTTTGCAGGGCGGTGCAGAGGTTGACGCTTTGATTGCTAACGAGTTGGCCGCGGCGATGAACGCTTACGTAGATACAACAGCCTTTGCCGCTATCATGGCATCGACTGCAGTGAATCAGTCAAGCGTAGCAGATGGGGCTTTAACTGCTGCAATTGTGAACACAATGGAAACGGACGCACTTGCACAAGGTGCAAACCTTGCCGGCGCATCATACGTTATGAGTCCCGGCGCTTACGGCCTTTCTAAGGCATTGGCTCAGGTTGCTAATGTAAACCCACTTTGGGAAAATGGCCGCTTCAATATGTATAACGCAGTGGCTACACCGTACCTTGTTAATGGATTTTTGGAGGATGGCACAACCGCGGCAGAGGGCGCGCTTTGCTTTGGTAACTTCCAACAGGGCGGAATTCTTGCCTACTTCGGTGGCATTGATTTGCTAGTTGACCCGTACAGCGATGCAGGTACTGCACAGATTGCCTTGCACGTGAACCGATTCTTTGATTTCGATTTGCGACAGCCTGGCGCTTTGTCAATTGCCAAGCACTTGAATGCATAATTTGGTTGGGTTATTTGTTTGGAAAGGAGGGGCTTCGGCCCCTCTTTTTTTTGTCCGTATTTTAGCGACATGATGACCGTAGAAATAACAGGCACGCCCGACCTCGACAGCATTATAACCGTGGCACAATTAAAGGAACATTTGCGCGTTGACCATACAGACGAAGACACGCTAATTCAAGCCCTTAGAGATGCAGCCATTGCGTGGATTGAAGACGTTTGCAACACGCGCCTTGGTGACGTGAGCGCCGTGGGTTATATCGACTATTTTTATAACGTGCGTTTTCCAATTGGCCCGGTGAACTCCATTGCATCCGTGACGTATTTGGACACGGCAAACGCGACGCAAACGCTGCCAGCGGCAAAGTATTGGTTTGACATTAAAACCAAAAGCGCACGCATTACGTTTGACAACACGCCCGATTTATACGACGACACTTTTAACGCGGTGCAGGTGAATATGAACGTCGGATATGCCGAGGCCGATATTCCGCAGCCGCTTGTTCATGGCATTCGTTTACTGGTTGGGCATCTATACGAGAATCGGCAAACCGTTACAGGCTTTAAAATGCATGAATTGCCGTTAGGTATTTACAGCATTATTTCACCTTATCGCAACGTTACAAGCGTATGAAAATCGGGAAACTCGACAGGCGCATAACGATTCAACGCGCCACCTTGACGTTGAACGACTACGGCGAACGCGCGGAAACGTGGACGACATTGGCCACGGTTTGGGCTGAAGTGAACTATCGTGGAAGCGGTAGCGAATCAATACAGAGCGACCAAGTTTACGCCGTGCAACCCGTTCATTTTATTCTTAGATACAGCAGCACGGTGAGCGACGTAAGGCCAAGCGACCGCGTAAGCTATAACGGCCAACTGTATCAAATTGAAGCAGTGCAGGAAATCGGACGCGAGGAAGGTTTGAGGCTTGTAACAACGTCAACAGGTGAGTGATGGACACGATGCAGGCGCAACTACGTAAAATCGAAAAGCGGTTAGACAGAGCCGCACGATTTGGCACGATTAACAAAAAGGAATTTAGGAAGGCCAACCGCCTAGCAGGACGCGAAACAGTAAACGCAATGCGCGGAAAGTTAAAGCCGTACAAAGAGGATATAACCATTCACAAAAAAGACGGCAAAAAAATATTGGTTAAAAAAAACCAGCTGAAAAATTCAATCGGTGTTTGGTTTAGCAAAGGCAGCAATACGGCAATGATTGGCCCGCGTGCGAATAATGCAGGCAAATATAAATTGAAGCGCAAAGTGCGTGACGGCGCTGATGGCTGGTTTGCTCATATTGTAGAAATGGGCGCACGACCTGCAACGATGAAAAAAGGCGGCAAGAAAGGCGGCGGCGGCATCATTATGCAAACGCCAAACAAGGGCAAACTAACGCAAGGAATAAAAGCGGGAATTGGCAAAACGCAACGCAGACAGGTGGAACTTTACAGGCAGGAATTTAAAAGGTTTATGAAATGACAGTTGGAAAAGCAATTTATAACTTACTGCTATCAAACGCGGATTTGCGTGCAATTGTTGACACGCGTATTTTTCCAGAGGTAGCGCAGCAAGACGCGGTTTTGCCTTACGTGGTTTACAACGTGAGCAGCAACGAACCGAGCGACACGAAGCGCGAACCGTCCAAGCTGGACACGGCACAAATTGAAGTGAATTTGTATTCAACAAGTTACACGGAGTGCATTGATATGGCAACGCACACACGCGCGGCACTTGACCGCGTGACCGGCACTTATTCCGGGGTAAACGTGCAAAGCATCCAATACCTTGGCGAGATTATCGATTTTGACGAGGCACAGAGGACGTATAACATAACAGCCGACTACGATGTAAGGATAAGCCGCACCGACTTCGAGATAGCGCAAGGAAGCCCTATCACAGGCGTTACGTTGGGCGAATTGTCGGACGTAGATGTAACCGGCGTAACGGACGGGCAATTGATTGCCTACGATGCAGCGGCGCAGGAATGGCAACCGGCAGACGACGCGGGCGGCGTGACTCAGTTGGGGCAATTGACGGACGTGCAATTTGGGCAAGGCGGACCGGAAACGGGCGAGCTTCTAAAGTACGACGGCAGCGAATGGACGAACGACAGCATCGTAAAAAGCGAAGTCGGGTTAGGCAATGTGGACAACACCAGCGACGCAGCTAAGCCGGTAAGCACGGCCACGCAAACGGCACTAAGCGCCAAGGCAAACAGCGCAGATTTTAGCAACGTCGACAATACGAGCGACGCGGATAAGCCGGTAAGTACAGCCACGCAGACAGCGCTAAATGCTAAGGCCGATACAAGCGCCGTACCTACGGATTTAAACGACTTGAGCGACGTTACAATAGTCGGCACGCCGGCAGGTAATCAGGCGCTTATATACGACGCCACAGCCGGCGCATTCAAATCGCAGGTGAGTTACACTAACCGTTTCGAAGATGAGGTTGAAACGGGTTTGCAAATGCCTAGTGTTTATTTTGAACGCGGGTATAGTGTCAAGTCAGAAGGTGACGGAATTTTTATTGACCCAAGTTCAGACACGCCAACAGCGGGCAAGGTAATCGTGCGGAAGATTTACCACAAAACGGGATTCATCAGTGACGACGATGTAATAGGCGACTATACACTAATTCACACCTTCGCGGACGATACAGCGTACGCGGATACGGTTGCCGTGTTTGACGCATTCGAAGACGGCGCAACCTATGGCGTGCCGCCGTTTACCTTAGCGCAATCGTGGGAGGAAGTAACAGCCGCACCAGCATTCACGGGGTTACTCAACGAGACTTATGGAAGCGGAGCAGCGGCGGCATATTCAACCCGTCGATTGAATGGCAATGTAACCAACTGCATGGTAATCCGCAGGGCATCGGATTCCACGACCACAACAATCGGCTTCGACGGTTCAGGCAACATCGACGAGGCAGCTATTACGACGTTCTGCACGGGTACGACTTGCACGGTCTATCAATGGCTTGACCAATCAGGAAACGATAATACAGCGACAGCGGCAGCACCTGCAAACGAACCGACGATTTACACGGGTGGGGCGTTGGTAAAAGATGAGGGGCGCGTAGCTTTAACTTCAACGGGAAGCACGTCTTTTGATTTTACGCGTATCAGCGATATTAATTCTGTTTTTTCAGTATTGAGGCCAACTGATTTTACTACAACGCGGAACAGTTTTATTTTAGGCGATACTGTAAATTCAGATTATCACAGCAACTATAATGGAGGCTGGCTAGGGACTAATTCCGCAACTGTCGTCAGAAATGGCGCAAATTATTTAAATGGCTCAAGCGTAACGCTAACGGCATTGACTCGAAGTGCAGGGCAGTACGTGCTGAGTATGATTCACACAAGCAACACAGTAAGAGCAAACACCATAAGCCAAGACCGTAATGCTCAATATGCTCAACGCTCATGGATTGGAAACCGTCAGGAATTAATAATTTATTCAGATGACCGAACCAATCAACGAGCATCCATCGAAGAAAACATAGGCGACTACTTCACCCAAAACACGCCACTGCTCGACACGTACACGGGAGCCGCAGCCGCGTATTCACTGCGTAAACTTCGCACGGCTTACACAGGTGACGCGGTAGAGGTTTACAACGGGAGCAGCTACGCGGATATAGGGTTTAACGTATTCGGTGAGTTGGATACGGTTGCACTAGCTGCGCACTGCGGGAGCAATGACGGGTTTGTATCGAAGTGGTATTGTCAAAGCGGCAACTCGAATGACGCAGTTCAAACGAACACGGGTCAAATGCCGAAGATTTACGATGGGACTACGGGCGTGGTGACGGAGAACGAAAAGCCTGCGGTAGAGTTTGATGGTTCAAATGATTGGTTAGAAAAAACTGTTTCTTTATTTTCAGATTACCCATTTACCCTTGTAAACGTTGTTTTTCCTACTGCCAACCAACAGATGGCTGTGAGTGCTATAGTTGATTCGGGGGATAGTCAAAAAATGTTTGGTAATGTTTATAACGATAGTGGGAACCAAAACCAGATATGGACACGTAATACACAACTTTATAGAATCCCCGGTCCTTCAAGAAATTTAAACACTCAACAATTAAATTTTTTGTATTGGGTAAATGACACTAATAGAACTATTAACACAAATGGTGGTTCTGATTTTAGTCCAACAGGAACAACAGACTTTCCTGCAGTTAATAATTTATCAATAGGTTCACTGCGTGACAGCTCTGCAGGTCAATATTTTGGTGGAAAAATACAAGAAGTCATTTGGTGGGGGGTTGACCAAAATGGTGACGGTAACCGCACCGACATTGAATCCAACATCAACACGTTTTACGACATATACTCATGAACGGATATATCATAGTACTACCAACGGACACGCAGACAAGCGAAGCACGGGCAAAGCAAATCACGCGCGAGCTGTACAACATCAGCCGACCCGTTCTCATACAAGCAGAGTGGGAGGTGGATTCTGCCGTGTTCGGTATCGTGGTGCACCCTGACGGAGTACAGAACGCTTTGCAGGTGGATGCTGAGTATTTGATAAACGTTCACCCAGCGGCAACGCTCGAACGCCTCGTTGCTTGCTTCCCTGAGCTTTCGAATGATGAGCGGTACAGCCTGAGCAGTTACGTGCAAGTGAATCAGAAGTTCCCGTTCGGGCATATCGTCCCGAGCGATACGACCATAAGAACACAGGAATATATGGTTGAGAATGGTTGGTTTCCGGATGAGCCAACCGATGAAATTTAAATTGAGTAAATTGCACGCATGAAGGTAACGATACAAAAACCATACAACAAAGGCGGCTGGAAATGGCCCGCCGGAAAGGTTGTAGACGTTTCAAATAAGTTTGCCGCAAAGCTTAAAAAAGGCGGCTATCTAGACAAGCCCGAAAAAAAAGAATCAAAAAAAATTAAAGAGTAATGGCACAAACAACAGGCATTATAAATTCATCGAGCATTCGGGTATTTCTTGGAACTACAGACGATTCAGAGGTAGTACTCGACCACGTAACAGAGTGCAGCATTTCCATGACTACGGACATGCGAGATATTACTACAAAAACCAGCGGGGGATACCGTGAACTTTTGCCCGGTTTGAAGTCGGCCAGCATGAGCGTGAGCGGCCTTTTTGCAGAGGACGCTACTAACGGATACAACCAACTCATCGACCACCAATTGGCAGGCGACAAGCTTTTTGTAATTTTCACAAATACTGGAGCCGGAGTAACTGCAAACATAGGAGACGAGCAATTTGATATTGAAGGTTATATCTCAAGTCTTGAGCAAACCGCAGGCGTAGAAGACAATGTTGGCTTTTCTATGACTATCGAAGTAACTGGCACAGTTGTACGCGAGGTGATTTCGTAATATCTTTGCCACATGGTAGAGATAAAACTAGACGGTAAAACCTTTCCAATTCGTGCAACAATGCGCGCTTGGAGAAAGTTTGAAGATGCGACAGGTAAAAAGGTGGCAGACGTTGACAGCAACGACGTTACTTTAATTCCTGAGCTGGTTTATTATTTTGTGCAGGAGGGTTGCAAAAGCCAAGGCATGGCGTTCGAAATGGACGTAGATGATTTCTTTGGTATGATAGAAATATCAGACTTGCAAAAACTCAGCGAAGCCGTGGCGAAAGTCATGGGCGGCACACAAAAAAAAACAAAGGCCAAGGCAAGCCGTTGACATGGGATGAAATAGAAGAAATGGGGTTAGGCCAATTGCGTCTAACCCCTTTTTTGCTTTATGGTTTGACGTTCGCAGAGTTTGGCAACGCAATGGCGGGGCACTACAAAGAAATCGAAGAACGGGAAAAAGCGGAATGGGAGCGCACGCGGTGGCTTGCAGCCATTACAATCAACCCACACGTAAAGAAAAGGATAACCCCGAAAGACTTAGCAACCTTCCCATGGGAGAAGAAAGAAAAGGCTGCCGACGGAATTGGTATCTTGCGACAGTTAGCAAAGTAAGAGCATGGCAAAATTAGGCGATTTAATTGTAAGAGTTGGTGCGGATACCACGCAGCTAAACAAGAAACTTGGCGACGCACGCAAAAGCATAGCCAAGAACACGCGAGAGATTCAGCAGCTTGGCCGAAATATGACCGTCGGAATAACTGCGCCACTGGCTTTAATGGGTGCAAGCAGCGTGCAGGCATTCCGCGAACAGTCTAAAGCCATTGCACAGGTTGAAGCGGGTTTAAAGTCTACGGCGGGACAAGTCGGAATCACTTCGCAGGAGTTGCAGAATATGGCAACCGATTTGCAGAATAAAACGCTGTTCGGTGATGAGGTGATTTTGAAGGATGCAACCGCGCAGCTTTTGACGTTTACTAATATTACGGGCGAGAACTTTGGACGCACACAGGAGGCAGCGTTAGACCTTGCCACGCGATTGGATGGCGATTTAAAAAGCGCGTCCATTCAATTGGGTAAAGCGTTAAACGACCCGGTGGCAAACCTTAGCGCGTTGAGCCGTTCAGGTATACAATTTAGCGAAGACCAAAAAAAGGTAATTAAGTCACTTACGGAAACGGGCCACCTTGCAGAGGCTCAAACGCTGATACTTGACGAACTGAACAAGCAGTACGGAGGTAGCGCAGAAGCAGCAGCCGAGGCAGATGGCGGCTTTACGCAGCTGGCTAATTCATTCGGCGACTTACAGGAGGAAATAGGCCGTTTGCTTGTGCAATATTTACGCCCTATCGTTGACCAGCTTAAAACGTTTGTGCAGTTCTTACAAGGCACCAGCGACGGCACAAAAAATGTGGCCTTAGCCATTGCAGGAATTGCGGCAGCCATTGGCCCCGTCTTGCTTATTTTGCCCAACTTAATAAGCGGAATCAAAGCGGCACAGGTAGCGTTTAAATTTCTCAATAGCACAATGCTTGCAAACCCGTTTGCACTTGCTGCCACGGCCTTGGCGTTAATTGTC